TTACAATGCGCGCACAATAGTTCGCGCCGTTCATTGGTTACATGGTCATGATCGACTTGAAGGGAGTTCACATCAGTTGCCGATGGTCGCGCTGCCGCTAACCGCGCGGAACGTTTGCTGGTTGAAGGTCACGTACGCCCAGTTGTAGGCGGTCGTGATATCGGCCCCCGGCGTCCCAGGAGGATCGCGCACGAGGTCGACGATCTTGAAGGGATAGGCGAGGTTGGTGCCCGTCGGTGGGGAGGCAGTCGGCGCATTGGTGGTGATGTCAAGCATCGCGCCAGAGCGGCCAGTCGCGGTGCTGCCGGTCCCGTTCACGTAAGTCGCCAATAGGCCCACCATGGCCTGGGTCACTATGCCGTTGGCCTGGACCCTAAAGACGGTTTCGGGGTCGTCGATGACTTTGGCCCAGACATCGAAGCCGCTGCCGGAATTGACGGCGTCAGCGCCTCCGCCGGTCCACATCATGTTGGGAATCCACTTCTTCTGGCTGATCGACATGTATTCGCAGCCAATGAAGATGCCGCAGACGTTCGGGCCGCCGCCCGAGCCGATCGCGGCTGGGGTGCCCTGAGTGACGTAGCCAGCGAGGCTGATGACGGGGTCGCCAAAAAAGAGGGACGTCCCGTAGGTCGGAGAAATGTATCTCCGCGAATTCTGATAGTTGGGGGCGGCTCCGAGTCGGTGCGACTCAGCGAAGCCAAAAGGCGCATTCGGGTTGGCCATGGGCGTGACGATCCCTTGCAACGGGTTGCACAGGTTTCGTCAGCACCGAGCGCCGGCCGCCGACTGTGGACTCAAAGTGAGGATTACGAGCGCCGCCGTCCTCACCTACTGCCTATTCGGGGATGCCATGGGGCCGACAGTGTTCCCCAACCGAGGGAGCGTTCTTCGATGCGCGTCGCGTGGCCCCGTCCCGGGTGGGGCTTCCACGAGCTTCGCCTCGCTGGTACGCACCTGATCGGTGGCTTCCCTAATCTCGCGCATCCGGCGCCGATCTGTCAAGTCGGCCCTTGTCGCTGTACGATTACGATCGTACAAGCCCCCGGATTAGTCGGGGATTCCGATTGGCCCGACAGTGTTCCCCAGCCGAGGCATCGTTCTTCGGTTTGCGTCGCGTGGCCCCGTCCCGGGTGGGGCTTCCGCAAGCTTGCTCTCCGAAACACGCACCTGATCGGTGGCCTTCCTAATTTCGCGCAACCGGCGGCGTTCAGTGAGTTCTCGGGGTCGCTCCATTAGCATCAGGCCGTCAATAATCACCGCCTGATCTTTGTACTCCGGCCAAAGCAAGTGTCTGTGCCGGTCTGCGGGGACTGGAGCCCAGCCGTTTCGCAGCAAACTCGTCGTATAGTGCGGAAATTCTTTGTTGAAGACCGTATAAGTTTTCCACTCATACGACCAACCGGGGGGCGCTTCGACGGCGAATCGATCGCGATAATCGTCGCTGTCGCCCTCCATCTCGAAGTCGCCCATCGACATGCGCAATTCCGCCATCCTGCGCCGCGCACGGTCTTCGTGGTCGACTTGCTCCTGGCGCTGTTGATGCAGCGCCTCCTCCTGCGGATCGAAATGGGGCAGCGGAGCGCCTTCCGCCGGAGGACCGTTGAGGCGAAAGCCGGGGTGAAATGAGTCGCTCAACGGGCGCCTGCTCCGTAGTTGCCGTACGAACCGCCGATGCGGCCGCGGTCTTGCGCGTTGAGGAATTCGGACGCGTACTCTTCGTCGGACATGCCCAAGACGTCGCGCGCGTGGTGGCGCTGATCAGGCGTCAGGGAGACCGCGGTGCCGCGGCGATAGCCGGTGCGCAGGCTTGGGGCCTCGGAGCGCGCTGGCGCAGCCAACATGCGCTGAGGAACGGGCAGCCGCTGATCGCGACGGGTCGCGCCTTGGGGCGGCGCCATGCGGTTGGCCTGGGACAATTGGTCCTCCAATGCATCGAAATAGGCGTCCGTCTCGGCTACGAGGCCGAGCGTGTTCGTGACGAACGAGTGCGCGCCGTCGACCGCGTCGATCGACCTCTTGTCCCTCACCAACTCGGGGTGCGCGCGAATCCACTGCGCGCTCTTCGGGAAGCCGGTGTTATCGAGGTGGCCAGCGAGCGCATTCACGTTGCGCTGCATAAGCTGCATCGGATCGTTGGTGGGTCGCTGCGGGTAGCTGCCCGGCTGCGGGCCGCGGGGCCGCGTATCCTGCGGGGCGTTCGCGACGCCCTCGCGCATCTCCATGAGCCGCAAAAGGTTGGAGCGCGCGTCGGAGATCGCGATCTGCGCCCGCGAAGCCATGGCGTGATCGCCGCGGTCGAGCGCGCTCTGGAAGATCTGCCGCGCCTGCTCGGACTCTTTGTTCGCGGCGTCGATCGCCGACTCGATCATCGAGACGTTCGACTGGTTGAGCCCACGCTCAGCCTGTATGCGGCCCTGATACTCGGCGTTCGCCGCGGCCGTCGCTCGCGCCGTCGCCTGTTGCTGGAACGCAAGCTGCCGCTTGAGCTCCGCCGTGCCTTCGTCCTCCGGCCCAGGCTCGGGGCTCGCCCGCATCGGCGTGTCGCCCAGCGTCTGCGCGGTCCCCTCGTGCGTCTGGCGGTTGCCTTTGCGCACCGGCTCGTCGCCAACGATGACGGTCTTCGCCTCCAGGCGCTCTTCCGGCGCGAGTTCGTCCCGAAGCTGGCTGGACTCCTGCCGCGGCGGCTCGTCCTCCATCAGAGAGCCGAAAGGGGTTTGCTGTTCGGGATCGTCGGACTGTCGAAGCGTTGGCATGGTCATTCCCTGAAATGACTAAAATACGGCGTCCGGATGGTTTATTCTTGCCCTTATATTTGAGTCGGGGATCAGGCGGCACTCGCGGTCGCCGACCATGACCTTGAGGCCGTCGCTGGCGCGGAAAACGACCCAATCGTCGGCATCAGCGCGCATTCCGGAGAATTGGCGCGTCGGATAGTCGCGGAGGTCGTCGATGAAGGCGCGCGGGCCGAGTTTCAGGACGAGCCCGACCTTGCCTTGATACCTGTCGTCGTCGACCACATCCTCGGGGACTTCCAGACCGAAATGAGTCCGCGTCGCCGGGCGGATGTAGAGGCCCACGAGGAGGTAGAAGCCCCACAACTCGATGTTGTCGAGTTCGTTCTTATGGGTGTGCCGGTTGACACAGCTTTCCCAGATGACCTGTTTCGGGTCATCGACGTGGATGGTCTCGACTCTATGATGCAAAAGGAGACCCTCTGTTGTCGTCGGCGAGGTTGATTTCTTGGAGCCAGCGAAGGACGTCGTTCAGGCCCGTGAGGTAGCCGGCCTGGAACTTGTAGGCGCCGAAGTCCGCGCAGTTGCCCGCAACCATGGTCGGCAGCCGGGCGGCTTGCTGTTCCTGCACGCGCTTCACGAGTTGGCGGCCGAGTTCGAACGAGGTCGAGTCCATCAGGGGTTCCCCCCGTCAGGCGTCGCGACGCATCCCGCGCCGGTCCAATGCGGGCTCTTGTCCGCGAGGTCTGCGAACTCGCGCAGTCGATCGCCGATTGCGGTCACTGAGAGGCTCCAATGGAACTGAGATGGTGCGAGCAGTGCGGGCAAAACAAAGCACGATCCAGTCGACACAAGATCTGTCCGCAATGCCGCAATAGGGAACTGAACGAATGGCGGCGCGCGAACCCAGAGGAAGCGCGGGCAAAGGATCGGCGCGGAAATTTGCGTCGGTATGGTCTCACGCCAGAGCAATGGGAGGCTTTATTCGACAGCCAAGGGCGCGCTTGCGGCATCTGTAAAAGAGCCACACCCAACGGCCACGGCTGGCATACCGACCACTGCCACTCGACAAACAAGGTGCGTGGCATCCTTTGCCACGATTGCAACATCGCAGTCGGAGCATACGAGCGCGTTATTCTACCTAACTTCACGGCACTCACCAACTATCTCACACGTCCCTGAAGGTAATTGCCTTCATGGCCCACATCTGCGCGGTCTGAGCCTCGGTGATCGCGATCGAGCACAGCCGGACCATTTCCAGGTTATCGCCTCGGGCGATGTATCCCTTTCGGACATCGTCCATATGATCGATGATGTCGGCATAGAGTCGTTTCAGCTTGTCGACATCGCCATTGCTCGATGGATTGAAGCTGAGCCCGACTGCCTTCTCGCCAAACGTGCTCATCCTGGCAAAATCGGCCTTCCGCCGCCCTCTCGTTTCGATTTCTCGATCCGTCCGAGCCCGCCGGCAGCGCCGTACTTCTCGGAGATTCGACCGCCGGAAGCGCGCATCGGGACCCCGCCAGTAGCCGGCGGAGCGCCACCGGCAGGCGGCATCGGCGGCCTGGGCGGCATCCCGCCCGGAGGCATCCCGGCCCCGCCAGTCATCGGCATGCCAGGGGTTCCCATGCCGCCAACCGGGGGACGCGGCGGCATTCCGCCGGGGGGCATCCCGCCAGGAGGCGGAGCCATCCCAGCGCCCATCGTCGGAGTGGGGTTCATCGACGGCATTCCGCCGGGAGGTGCAGGCGGAGCGCCTGGGGCGCCGCCCATTCCACCCCCGCCAGCGGGCATCCCGCCCATCTGATAGCCGGCGCGGCCGCCCATAAAGCGGCCAGGAGGCATGCCTGGAGGCGGCATTCCGCCTGGAGGCGGGCCACCGGGCGGAGGCATGCCTGGAGGCGGACCCGGAGGCGGCATTGGCGGCCTCGGGGGCGGCGTCGGGCCAGCCTGGGCCATCGGGGGCGGCGGCGGCTGCCCGCCCTGGCCCTCGTGGCCGATAATCACATTGACGACGGTTTTGCCCTTGGCTCTGCCGCCCTTCGCGAGGCCGACGCGGCCGCCGTCGGCGCGCAGCATCGCTTCATCGGGATAGGTGATCGGGCCGCCGTCTTCGACCTTGTTGACGTCGCGGACCTTGCCGCCCTTCGCCCGGCTCGGCCGGCCCATCGAAGGCTGTTTTGCTGCTCCCCCAACGGCAAACGACGAGCAATCGCTCGTGCGAGCGGCCCGGCGTCCATAATCGTCTGCCAGCGCCTCGCTATTACGATCGCGCGAGCTAGCGGGAGCCCCGCTCACCTCCATCTTCTTGAGTTTGGAGGTGGTGAAGGCCTTCTGGGAGTGCTCAGCCATGGTTGAGACCTCTCGGTCCCAACCTCTTACGCCGCGAGTTATGGCACCATTTGCTTTCGGCGAAAAGAGGCTAGGCCAGGTGGCCCAAATCCCCGAGTCCAACGCGGCCCCCGCGCCACTCTGACGGAGGCTCCAAGCCCTCGCGAACTCTTGCAAGTCCCTCTTCCATTCCCACGAGTCCAGTCGGAGGCCTTGTCACCGCTTGGGGGCCGAACATCGGACGCGGCGAGGGCTCCTGGGGCGCCCAACGTGAGACAGCGTGTTTGGGATCAAAAAGGACATAGCTAGTCGGGTCTTTGACGCCCGCTTCCGGCATCGTCTCCATCGGAGATGTGTTCGTGTACTTGAGCCCTTTGTACCCCTGTTTTTGCCAGTTTTCGCGCGCGATCCGCGTCATGTCGCGCTTCATCGCGGCGTCGAAGGGGAATGCGCCTAGCCGGTTATTGATATATTCGCGCAATGTGTAGTCGCGCCCCCCGTCGCGCACGGTGCCGCCCTTAATCAGACCGTGAGCGGTCTCCCAAGCGTGATCTTCCGGCATCGCCAGATTGTCTTGTAGCGAGCGTGCGAGATAGCCAGGATTCTGCGGGAAAGCTTCGTTCGCGATCATCTTCGCGATCTCGGTCTGATCGGAAGCGATGTTGCGATTGGTGACTGGTAGGCCTTGCTCGCGAGCCCAGTCGTATTGCGGTTGTTCGACTGGCAGGAAATGGCTTTCCGCCGGCAAATTCACCGGGATGATGCGCCCTCCAGGCTTCGGATCATGCTCCGCCTCGTTATAGCGGTTCATTATGAAGGCGTTGGAAACGGCAGGATCTTTGGCGAAATGGTGCCCTAGCATGCGATCCGGCATGTAAGATTCGCTCGGCTCCGCCGCGAACTCCTCAAACGGCGCAGTCGTGCCATGATAGGCTGGCGTAAACGGATTATAATCGACTGGTTCAACGTGGTAGTCGCTTGGCTCCCCTATCGTCGAACCGAACGGATTGCCGCTGACAGCTTCGGCATCATAATCACCAAGGTCGGTGGCCATTTATGATCGCCGCGTAATTTTGAAAAACTGTCCAGTGCGCGGATGCTGAATGTAGTGAAATCCGTCCGGAGCGCGGTGCGCTACGCCGAAAGGCGTATGCATGAAGTCGTCATCGGCTGCGCCGCCGCTCGCGAACCTTGATGCCCCTGATCGCCCCGCCGACGCGGTGTAAGCCGTTGGCGCCGGCTGCGCCCGCATCTGGCGCATTGGGCGGGGAACGACAGGAGCGCGATAGACTGGCGCGGCACGATGCGCCATTGGCGTTGGCATCGGCCGGCGAGCGACCGGCGGGGGTGGCGGCGCAGGTATTGCGCTCGTTGAATGCAGATATCCTGGCGCGGCCGTTCTAGCCCCCATGATGGGTCCCGGCTCGGGCTCGCCAAATTCCTGATCAAACCCCTGCGGGACGAAGGCGGATCTCGCCTGCGGCGGCGGCGCAATGTCCGCGCCATAGCTGGAACTTTCGGGATAGTTCTCGAAGTCCGAATAACTGCTCCCGAACGGCACTTCCCAGGGGGGATTCCCGCCGTCGTCGGTGACCGAGCCGCCCTGTTGCCTGGATGTACGCTTCCGTTCTCGATTCGATCCCCGCAGCGAACCGGTTCGCTGCGGGGTTGCATGAGTTGTAGCCGCGGCCTTTGTTCTCGTTTCGGCCATGCGCTCACGGCGGTCGGCCATGCCCATACGCTCCTCGTGAGCCTCCGAGCGGGCACCCATCTGAGCTTCGTGTGAATGTTCCTGTTCGCCAAGCTGGACTTCGTGCTGCCGTCCGCGTTCTTCACGCATCGATTCATATTGCTGATCGCGCGCGCCCATCTGAGCTTCATGAGCCTGGGCCTGCTGACCCATTAGTTGCTCCTGCTGGCGATCCTGATCCCCCATCGCAGCGTCGAACTGACGCTGTCGGTCGCCCATAATCATCTCGTGAGAACGCCCAGCTTCGTCCATCAGCATATCGCGCTGGCCTTCTTGATGGCTCATGCGCTCTTCGTGCGCCCAGCCGCCCTGCTCCAGGCTCTGAGCGTGCGCTAGCTCGCGCATCTGCATGACTTGCTCGTGGCGGCGATCGAGTTCGGCCTGTTGACCCTCGTGAGCCTGTTTTTGGGCCTCCATTTGAGGCTTCCGAGCCTCATTTTGGGCCTGAAATTCAGCCGTTTTCGTCGCCAATTGCTGCTTGTGGAGGTTCATTTGCGACGTTTGGATCTTCGTCGAGCTATCAAGCTGCGCCCGCTGCATCTCCAGAGGCTGATTTTGCTGATCAAGTTGGAGTTGCTGCGCCCGCGTTTGCGCGTCCAGCATGTCTGCTTGGGCGCCAAGCTGGGCGGCCTGGGCCTTCGGGTCCGGCGGAGGCGGCTGCGGGTTTGAATTAAGGAAATTATCCGGGTTCGCGAAGCCTATTCCGCGAATGCAAGTGCGTCGGATGACCACCACGTTGAAGGCCGACGGGTCATCCTTCGCCATCTGGTACAAAGCCGCATTCCGCAACATCCTTTGGACGTGCGAGGCGGTGTTCGGATCGGCCCGAGTGACGATTTCGTTGGAATTCAGCGCCTGGATGACGAGTTGGTCGTCCCATCGGGCGTACGGGCGCTTGTTGAAGCGCCATAGGGCGGCCGGGTCTTCACGTAGGCGGTCGCACAGGAGTTGGAGCTCATCAGACTGCGCGGCGCACAAACGTTTGTGGGTCGCCAACAACGGTTTGATTGCTTGCTCGATAAGCGCGAGCGTGGTGCCGACCGGGGCATCCTGCCTCCCCTCTCCGACCATAATCTCTGCGGTGCCGCCGAGGCTCTTGCCCTGGCTGTTCAATGCGTCGATGAACTGGGTAAAGACGGCGTCAGGCGTCTTGTAGGGCATGCCCATGACGACCTGATTAATCGGGAGCCCGCCGGTCTCGATCTCCGCGCTCCCCCCTGGCGGGACGCGGAAGATGTTGTTATTCTGCCGCGCAGCGCCTTTCGCAATGATTAGACCGGGGAAATTCGAGAACATCCCAGCGTCCACGATCTCTCTATACGCTGCCGTGATGCCGTTTGTCATGTTCCCGAGCAAGTGACTTAGGCCTATAGCGTAGAACCCGAAGCCTCGGATGAACGGATACTGCACGAAGTAGGTCTTCGGCAGGCATAACTCGTCATCCTCGTTCCAGTTGCGCCGGATCTCCATGATGGCGCGGGTTTCCTTGTGAATCACCACCTTGTAGGGGACCGCCAACCCGTCCGGCTTGTTGTCGGTCTCATGCTCGAAGCCGGGGAGATCCAGTTCGCAGTAGGATTCGAAGAATTCGTGGTCGCGGTCCTCCTGTTCGAACGTGTCGAACCGGCGGATGCCCGAGATCTGCTCCGCCTGAATCTCGGTGGGGTATTTTTCGATGTAGCCCGGGTCGTAAAGATCAATGTCCCTATACGCCCCGACAAGCTGCATCCGGCGAACCATCGACGGCCGCATGAAGACCCTGTGCGTAATACGGCCAGCGTCATATACTGACGTCGCACCGTTGTTTACTATCAGGTCGTCGCCGTAGACTGCTCGAGAAATTGGCCGCCGGAGTATCGGATCGTGATAGACTTTCTTGAAGACGCACCCGTCGAGACCCACTCTAAGCAACATCTGGTCTGTGTCGGGAACCCATGGTTTGTCTACGACGGTGAGGTAGTGGTTGAGGTCGTGCTCCAAGGCGTCGGCGAGGTCGTCCAAGGCTGGCCATGCGCCGGAACTGTCCTCTGTGATCTTAGCTGGACCGTCGGTCGGGCAGAGTTCGCTGAAGGCGTTGGCGCCGAACCTGATGACGGCCTCAGCGAGCAGGGTCGCGCGGACTTGGCTCATGCCCTCTAACGGGCTTGAGCCGTCGGCTCCGTTTGATCGCATCGCCTCGATCCGGAGTCCCATCAATTCCATCCCGCGAGCGCGAGTATCGAGCCATTCGCGCCGGCTTTCGTTGTCCTGCTCGATCAGCCGGAGCATTTGGTCTGCGATCCCGTTGAGTGTGCTCTCGGGGATCACCTCGGCGAGGTTTGCGCCGAACTCGACATCCTCTTTCGGGATCTTTCGCGGGCCGATCCAGACGATCACCGACCCATCAGCCATTTCGATCTTTTGAGAGCGCTCGCGGTCGATTCCACCATCATCGTCAGAGAGATCGACATCTAACGGAGCGTATCGCTCGGAGAGATCGTCTGGGTCGCGCTCACCATCGATCAGCGATGGCGGGAGTCGAAGTGTCCCTAAAGACCCTAGACCGGGCATTGCGCCGCACTCCTCGAACTGCGAGGATAAGTCGGAGCGGCTCCGCGTTCGCGCGCTGGAGCCGCCCCTTGATCGGCCCCTGAGAGAGCAGGAGACAACCCGTGCCAATCATCCGCAAAGCGCTGCCGTCTGTCGAGACCGTCCGAGCGGCATTGAATTACGATCCGAACACCGGCATTTTCATCTGGCGTGAACGCCCAGATTTGCGCGAATGCATCGGGAAAGGCTACGCCGGTAAACCGGCAGGATCTGTATCCAGCCGATACGTCTGCATTTGCATCGATGGCATTTCCTATCGAGCCCATCGTCTGGCATGGCTGATCGTCTATGGTGAAGATCCCGGTGAGATTGACCATATTAACGGGGACAAACACGACAATCGGATCGCCAATTTGCGAGTAGTCACTCGTCGGGAGAATCATTTCACTCAGCGCATACGTTCAGACAACGAAACAGGGTTCAAGGGGGTTAAATGTGATTGGCGCAGAGGCGTCTTTTACGCGCGCATCGATGGCATTTATCTCGGCACGTTCGATACTGCAAAGGAAGCGCACGCCGCTTACCTTGAAGCCAAGAAGCGCCTCCACACTTTCAATCCGATCCCCCGTCAGTTGTAGGGCGGCGGAATGACGACGAGTCCCTCGAAGGCCTTGGGGTCGACGTCAGCGAGCGGCTGGGCGAGGCATGTCTCGTTGTTGACGCGCGTCTGAGTGATCCACTTCGTCGGCGGATCGGCTGCCTTCCGCAGCCGATGGCCGGCGCCGAGCAATGCTCGCGCCTCGTCTGCCGGGAGCGCTTTTTCCTCCGGCGGTTTCGGCTCATCTGGGGCTTTCGCTGGCGCCGCCGCCGGGGGATGGGGAGTTGGGCTTGGGCCGACCCCTGATGCTCTGCGGAGGTCCTCGTCGTCTTTGGGCTGAGGCATGGTTTTCGTCCTCGCGGGCTGATGCCCCGAGGCGGGACGCTGCTTGTGCTTCTGCATGCCTCCCTCCGCGGGGCGCGCGGGGGGATTGATAACAGAGGGCCGGGGGGCTGTCAGCACCGGGCGAGGCCCCAGAGGAGTAGGGTCCCCACTTTCGATACCACATTGACGCATCGGCGCTCTGAAGCAGCCGATCGCAGAAAGGGCAGATGTCGACGTCGCCGGTCATGCCCGGCTCTGTGCCACCATCCTGGCGGTCGTGGCAACCCAGTGTGTTCCGTCCTTGTAGTAGGCGATGACGATGAGATTGGAGGGCGTGATCTCATCGATCTCGAAGCGCTCGAAGCCCTCGTGCATGAAATTCTTCAGCCAAGGGCACTTCTCGACATTGAGGAGTTCGCCCTTCGTGAGCCCGTCGACCATCTGTTCCTCAAAGCCCTCGAAATAGTCTGGGCGGTATTGCCGCGCGCGGTAGATCTGAGCGAGAGGGTTTGGCATCTTGTTCACCTTAGCCCACGCCCGCTCGCACCTAACCCATGGGTTACATGCCGCGACCGGGCACGGGGCCGCTATTTTGGCGTAGAAGGGGCATTCGGGACGAATCGGCCGGTCATCTTCCACTCGACCGCCCACGAGAACGCCGGCAGCCTCAATACGACGCCGTCCCACCAGGGCTCGTCTTCGCGCCCAACGGTTGACCATGGCTCGAACACCATAAAGATCGGGAAGATGTCGAGTGCGTGCGCGGCTTTCAGCCGGTGCGAACCCTCTGTCGCAAAATACTCGTTTTTCCACTTGGCGACGCGGATCACCGGCCGCGCCAACTCGTATCCGTCCCTTTCGAGCCGGAGGCGCATCTCGGCGAGCACCTCCTCATAATGCGCCGGCTCGACGTCGTGCTTGGCGTGGACGCGGAAGATCGCGTCGTCGCCGAGTTGCCCTATCGGCCCGATGTCGCCCACAGCGCCGCCAGGACGATGATCACCAGCGACAGTACGGCGCACCAAAGAATCGCCTCCTCACTTAGGCCGTTCATCGTGAACCACCGTCTCTGGGCCGACGTATTTCATCATCATCTCGGCAAGCTTCTCCTCGGTCTCGCCCGAGCAAAGCAGGATGTCGCAAGTGATCCCCATGTCGCTCCCCTTGACGTGAATGTACGTGTCGCGCGGCTCCGCCAGGAACTTGCGCAGATTGCCGAAGCTGAGCCCCAAGATGACGAGCGGCGGCTTGCCCGGCACGGTCGCTGTAGCTTTGATCATGGCCTTCCCTCGCGCGCTCGCACTTCAGCCGTCTGAGCCATCTGGTTAACTTCATCGATCCGCAACGGCTTGCGCCACTTCGCTGACCTCATGATGTCCCAATTCTCCTCATCAAGAAACCAAGGTTCATCCGTGCCGCAACCACGCATGATCCTGTTTCTGACCGCTTCAGCCTTGCGCCAGCGCGTTGGGCTCCAACGGAGCACCAGAACGGGGGGCCGCTGATGGCTGACCGAAACCATCCAGAGCGGTCGACCCCCGCCGTAGCGCTGTCACTCCAATCCGATGTTGCAAGTCAGCCCAACGCTCACCGTTGGCGTATCGAGCCAAAAGTGGCCAAGGACAATTTGCTTCTCTGGATCAAACACCGGATGGTCGAGCGCGAATTTGATGTGCGGATTCATGGCCGCGCCGCCCGGCCGAGCGATGGTCGCTTCGCCGCGCCGCCCGTCGCCAGCGTCCTCCAGAATTTTTGGCATCGTAGCCACCTCGTTTTAACGCAAGGAGTCTCTGGACTTTCCCCAGTTGTTTTTCCGTCGGCGGCGGCCGGTATCCTTTGCCCTGGCCCGGCCGTGCGCCATGAGGGCGACGCAATGCCGCGCCGCCCTCCCACGCCTTGCCCAGCCGAACCGCGCCCGGCCCCGCCATGCCATGCCCCGCCTCGCCACGCCAAGCCCTGCCTTGCCAGGCCTGGCCAAGCGCCTGCAAATCGTGCATGCAATGTCAACGTCAATTCATGCCGCCCAATTGTTGCCTAACATATTGCTGGGCGAGCGCTTGGCTCATTGCGGCGCGAAACGCTCTTGGCCCAAAAAACATAATAAATTCGCCATTCGCGATTTCCTCATCGGTGGCGCAAAGGCAATGAATTGCGCCGTCTCTGACGATGTCGCCCAACTCGTTCACAAAAAACAACCCGTCGGCCGTATGCACGACGTGGAGCACGACGCCGTGCAACTCACCGATCTTGACCGCGATCTGATCGAGCAAAGGCCTCACCTCGAAGGTGGAACGGACCTTGGCGCGGCCGCGGAGTTCACTCATTGGTCTCCTCCACGTCGCCCGGCATGCCGACTAAGTCATCAGACAGCACGCAGTGGAGTTTGTCGATCTTGGACGGCGGGAACTCAGCGAACACCTCGCTGTAGGGAATCGTGTACTGTGCGGCCTTGTGCTCCAGCAAGATGCCTTTCTCGGTCAGAAAGACCCCACAGTCGGTCTCGAAAAACGCCTCAAGGATTTGGCCGGCGATTTTTCGCACCGCCTCCTCTAACCCGTCCTCATCGATCCAGACCTCGATGTCGCCTATGTCGAAGATGGCGTGGCCCGATCGGTCTTTCGTCCACCTCATCGCTTCGGCCCGGGGTTGCATGCATTCCTTAATGTGGTTGACCCAGCCGTCGACTTCCCAGTCGCTGAGATCCGGCTTCAGCTTGATCTTGGTCCGCTTGGGGCGCTTGCTCACTGGAACTTCCGCTCTTCGAAGACGGTGTCGGGATGTTCGTGAACCATATTCATGATCCGATCGAACCATGGTTGCAGTTTCGCAGAGCCTTCTTTGTCGAGGATCGCGAGCGTCCGCATTTCTCCGTCCAGGCACAGGAGAAGGCCGGTCCCTTCGGGCTTGCCCTCCATGTCATCCGCCAGCCGGCGGAGCGTGTCACTTAATTTCATCGGGCATTGCCTCCCGTATTCGCCCCATCGCGAGCAGCGTCTGCCATTGGAGCGTTCCGTCCCTCAGTTTCTCGACCACCACGTTTGCGTCCTTCCGGGTGAACTTGAGACCGCAGCAAGGGCAGTAGGCGAGATAGACGCCGTCGAACTCGACCGCGCAGAAATCGGAGGGATACTCTGTCAGAATGTGGGCTTCGATCACGGCTGCCTTCCCTCGATGATCTCCCAGATCTTGTTGGCGGTCTCGTCGTCGGCTTTCATCAGGAAATAGTAGGGGTCATCGCGGAAGGCCGCGTAGTCGATCTCGAAGCCGTCGAACTCGTGCTCGTCGATCGCGCGAAGGATCTTGAGCGCGTTCAAGAATTCCTCATAGTGCAGCGGCGACGGATTCCAGGCCGCGCGCAGCGCCGACATGGCGCCGAGCTCCAGACCGTTCACGAACGCCTCGACCGTCTGAGGGTCGACACCGGCCTTAAACGCCTGGGTCTCGACCACATAGATGTAGCAGGCCTCGCGCAGCGCGGGCGGGCGAAGCGCTGGAGCGCCGCCCACTTGCTGCTTATCCCACATAGCGTTGTGCAGTTCGAACCAGACGTCGATGATGTGTTGGTCACGTCGCATCGTGGTCCTTTCCGGCGATTTGGGTCGCCAGATCCCGCGCATAGTCGATGTCGTAGTCGAACTGGTTGAGGAAGAGATTCCTGTCCGCCTCGGCGAGCCCCTCGAACAGGACGCGCGGCATCCCGTGCTCCTTCAGGTCGATCGGCCCGAGAGACGGGTCGAGCCAGGAGGGGGGCACCCATAGCTCGCTGACGGGACGCCGCACCGACAGCGGCATCAGATTCTCGATGCTGATGATTGCTGGCACAGCGAGCGCGGCGCCGAGCCCGAGGAGGAACCCGCGCCGCGTCGGCATGATCAGCCCTTCACGCTTTGCTTTTCGCCACAGACGCATCTTTGGGCCTCCAATCTTCTTCCCACCAAATCTTCAGGCTCAGAGCGCAGTCTGGACAGATGTCCGCCCACTTAGTGACCCCGGCCCCAACATCCCCGATATTGATGGAGCCGTAACGCGCTTTGATTTCCGCCCATCCGCTTAAGGGGAGCGTTTCAAGCTGGGTCGTCACGCCGCAACGGTCGCATCTTACATCGACCAATTTGCGCACCGTCACAGGTGCGGTCCCGGGCCGGCCTCGGGCATCCCTGGCTGGATGCCGCTGAGGCGGTCGATCTCTTGCAGCTTCAGGACCGCCGCCGCGATCAGCGCGTTCAGGGCGATGACCTTGTCAATCGATCCGTCCTCGGACTGCGCCCTCGTGGCGCACGGGACCGCCTCTCCGTCCAACATGACCGGGTCGCCGATGTCGTCGAGGAACTCGAATTGGTCGCCGGAGCGCCCAACGCTCATTTCGACGCCGAAGACGCGGCCGGCGAATCGGGCGATTCGCGACAGGCGGTCAATTTGATGCTCCACTGGCCTTTCCTCCCGTTCCAACTTGGTGAAAATTTCGACGCACCCCTTCATCAGCGTGCGACGTGCTTCGCGAGCCCCATAATTTGCACGATACGCAATTCTGCACCATTTGCAATCCGCGCGTAAATCCATTATATTGACGTTCATGAAAAAAGCAGTGGCCTATATGAGAACGTCCAGCGCCACCAACGTCGGGCCGGACAAGGACAGCGAGTCCCGGCAGCGCGCCGCCATCATGGCGTACTCCATCCGCGAGAACGTCGAGGTCGTCGATTGGTTTTACGACGCCGCGGTGAGCGGCACGGACCCGGTCGATACGCGCCCGGGATTCGCCGCCATGCTTCAGCGCCTAATGAGCAACGGCGTCCGCACCGTGCTGGTCGAAACGGCGAATCGCTTCGCCCGCGACCTGATCGTGCAGGAGATGGGGTGGAAGCGGCTTCAAGACCTCGGCATTGAGCTAATTGCCGTCGATAGCCCGACGGCGTTTCTCGAAGACACGCCGACGGCGATCCTCATCCGCCAGATCCTCGGCGCCGTGGCCCAATTCGACCGGGCGATGAACTGCGCCAAACTGGCGAGCGGACGGGCGCGCAAGAAAGCCATCACCGGCAAAAAAGTCGAGGGCAGAAAGTCGTGGGTAGAGATGAACCCGGCGCTGGTCGAGCGCGCCAGGGCTCTACGCCTCACCAACAAACTGAGCTATCCTCAAGTCGCGATCCAGCTTGAGCGCGAGGGCTTCGTTGGGCTCAACGGCCAGCGGCTCACGCGGCAGCAAGTCTCGCTGACGTTGAGGACGACCTAATGCTCAAAGTGATCAGCTTGGGCGCGGGAGTGCAGAGCACCACCATGGCGCTCATGGCGGCTCACGGCGAGCTTCCCATGCCCGACGCTGCGATCTTCGCTGACACCCAGTGGGAGCCTGCGGCGGTCTATGAGCATCTTGACCGGCTGACGCCGACATTGCCGTTCCCGGTCTATCGGGTAAGTGCGGGCAACTTGCATGACAATATCCTTCGCTCGACCAACTCGACCGGACAACAGTTCGCGACCGTGCCATGGTTTACTGCGAACGGCGGTATGGGACGGAGGCAATGCACCAACGAGTTCAAGATCGAGCCACTGCGAAAGAAGCAGCGGGAACTATTGGGTTATCCGCCGCGGGCGCGAATTCCGAAAGGCAGCATCGAGGTTTGGATAGGCATCACCCTCGACGAAGCTATCCGCATGAAGCCCGCGCGCGAGCCATGGCAAATCAACCGTTGGCCGCTCATTGAGAGACAGATGACGCGGCGCGATTGCGCCAAATGGTTGGCCGATCGTGGCTGGTCGGTGCCCAAGAGCGCCTGCATCGGTTGTCCGTACCACAGCGACAATCAATGGCGCGATCTGCGCGACAATCACCCTGATGAATGGGCCGACGCCATCGCCGTCGATCACGCAATTCGAGCCAACGGCACGACTCGCAGCATACGATTTCATCAGTATATGCACCGCTCGCGCAAGCCGCTTGATGAAGTGGATCTCTCGACGCCGGCCGACTGGGGCCAGGGGGATCTTTTCGGCAACGAGTGTGAAGGGCTCTGCGGCGTTTGATCTGCAAAATTCAATACGCCATGCTTGTCGGGGAGTAATCAGGCAGGCGCAGCGATTCGTAGAGCGGCCGATCGGGCATCGGCTTGCGCATAAGCTCTACATATTCTTCCTGCTGGGTTTCGCTGGCCTTCTTCAGCATGCCCCTATCCCTCAACCACTTCAAAGCCTGACACATCGAATCTACGCCATCATCGTGTTTTCCCTTGGGGAAGCTGGCCGATTCGCCTAGTAGTGATTCAGCCCAATCTCTTACCCACGCGTCCCCGTTGGCTTGCGTCTGAGCGGGAACCCAGACCACGCCCTTGCGGAACTCCCCGCTCGCCATTTCCTCACCGAATAGGTGAGATAGCGCGTGCGCACGCGAAACCTTGTCCATATTGCCGGGGTTGATCTTGTGAACGGCGAACTCCTCATCGCGAAGCAGCCTCCCGATCTCCTGCGCTACCGAGATCCCGCTAGCGCGGTCCTCGACCAGCAACCGCTGCACCTTAAACTTGCGACAGTCGCGCACAACTTTCTCGAGGAGGTCTGAGATCGCTAGCCGAGCCTTCCACCACCACATCAGCATCACTTGCTGAACCCCCGTGTGCGTCGCCCAGCACCCCCAGATGGTCAACGCGCTATAGTCATTTTCCTGCTTCTCGCCGTACGCCGAATCCAGCGAGGCTATGATCATCTCGAAGTCGGGGAACTGCGATTCGTTCCGCCCGTAGGTCACAGAGACCTTCTTGCACCACAGTTCCCAGCCGATGTACGGGAATATGCCGCCGCCCCGCGGCGCCGGCCGTTGCTGATATTGTGAGGCCCAGGCGAACTTCTGCATATCCCGCTTTAAATTTTCAACTTCGGCTGGAGGGAATCTCTCAGGAAAGAGCAACTCCCCCTCGCGGCTCCGCGGATCAGAGAACCCGATGCTCGTCTCGCAGTGCCGGCCCGACTCGTACTCCATTGGGAGCACAAGCTGCACGTAGTCCGGCATGCTCTCCTGAATAATCCCAGAGATGTCGGCTTCGTTTAATCTCTGCATAATAACTATAATCGCCGACTTCGCTTGATCATTGAGCCGGTTAACCGCGCTTTCCCTAAATCTCCTCGTTGCCTTTTCTCGCTCGTTAGGGCTCTCCGCCTTTTCTACACTGTGCGGATCATCGACCAGAAGGATATCACCTCTCCTGCTCGTAAGACTGCCAAACGGAACCCCATCTCTAGTGCCAGTCATCGAATTCTCAAAGCTTAACTCGCCGGTTCGCGTCAACTGCACGTGCGGCCAATGACGCTGATACCAATCAGATTGTATCAATAGCCTCATTTTCCGCGTGTCACGGATTACCGCGCTCTCAGCAAATGACGTCGAGATGTATCGCAGCGACGGCATGCCCTTCGGCCCCCAAAGCCATGCCGGAAAAAACACAGATACAAGCAGGCTTTTTGCGAAACCCGGCGGGATATTAATTAATAGCCGATTAATTAGTCCAGCGCCTACAGCCTCAAGGTGCTCGCACACGGCATCAACAACCCAGCCGTGTACGTAACGTCTCCCGGGTTCAAGGACGTGCCAGGCTTCTTGAACGAACGCCGCCAGCGAAGCCTTGCAGCGCCGCCGGACAGCCTCAAGATCCTCGGTCGCCGCCTTGGTCGAGATCCCGAGCTCGCGCCGCATCAGTTCGGCGACGACTGTTTCGTGAGTGGGCTGGGCTTTCTGCCTGCGGACGAACGACATCCGCCATTTCTAGCATCGGGACCTTCGCCCTCGTCAACCGGTCAGTTTTCCTTCGGTCCGGTGAATCTCGTCAATCGCCTCCGCCACACAGTCATTCTGCCACGGCCGCGGGACAGCATCCAACGCCCACAACGCCGCCTGCAAAAACATCCGTGCCTCGGCATAATTCCTAGTGCGAACGCGCTCTTCTCGCGTGATCATCTCCATCACGAACGTCCTCCCTTTCGTCATCTCGTGGCCGCCTCTGCTCACTCCGCCCTACCTTCACCTTCTCCCACCGAACCCACTTCGCCGGCCCCGGAACCTCCCTCTCCCTCTCCCTCTCCCTCCGCCAACTGATCCTCATCTCCTTCATCCTCCTTCGCCAGCGGACGGTCCCGCCGGTCATTCGGCGTCACATCAATCAGCGGCGCCTTCGCCAAAGGCCTCAGCGCCCGCTCCAACTCAATCAACTGCTCAGTCGTCAAACTCGCTAAATCCGGCCCATCCTCGTCAGCCTTCGGCGCACGCCAGTTCGCCCCACCCTGCCGATCCAGCCAGTACTTGATCATCCCCGCATCCGCACGACGCCAGTCCTTCTCCGGTCCCCCGCTCGCCAGTAACCTC